CCTGATACCCGTATCAGCGACGACGAACTCGAAGAAGAGGTAGTAGAAGAGGTTGTTGACAGACCCACCTTTGAGCACATCGTAAATCTCCGTGAAGTTTTGGTTGATCCGGGACTCAGTGTTCCAGATATCCGTAAAGCTAAATATGTCATCCGCCGCCGGTATATGACGTGGGACGATCTCGATAAACTCCGTGATCGTGAGGGGTATGACATCCCTTCTCGTGAGAAACTTCTTGAATTATTCTTCCCCCCGCAAGAGCCCGTAGAGGCTAACGTCGGCGAAGAAGGCGGAAGAAATCCGCTGTGGGATGCTCGCGCTGAACCTCGGTGGGATACCACAACCGCTGATCCATTCCAAAAACCATTGGAAGTCTTGGAGCGTTGGGACAACAAAACCTACATCGTCGTTCTCCAGAAAAAAGCCGTAATTTATAACGGTATGAATATCTACGGAAAGATCCCCTTCCTGTCTATTGGATGGTGGGATGTTCCCGGAGCATTCTGGTCGATGGGGCTTGGGCGCACGATTGGAACCGAGCAGCGTTTGCAGACAGGTACAACTAACCTGATGCTGAACATGGCAAACCTGAAGCTAAATGCTCCGTTTGTCAGAGTTCGCGGCAAGTCGATCCCTACCCAAAGCATTCGAATTGGACCAAATAAGATGATCGAGGTCGATCAAAAAGGCGACCTTGAGGTTCTGAAATTTGGTGACCCAGTTGTAGAAGCTAATCAGATATTATCCCTATCCCAAAGTCGGGTGGACTCTGTATCTGGAAATAGCTCAATGACTGGCTCTGGAATTGCTGGAGCAAGTGGTCATTCCAATATGGCTCGTAGTTCTGCCGGTGCTTCTGGACTTTTGCAAAGTGCCTCCAACGTAATTTCAGACGCTGTGGACAAACTGGCGGCACAAGTTATTGTTCCCTTCCTGTATGACATGCAGGAAATGAACCGATCCATGCTTCCATATTCCCAGCTTGATTATATCATGTCTGAGGAATTGAAACACGAGTATGTTACATCGGGCGGGGATTTGATCGACATCTTAAATGCCAAAGTCAAATTCTCAATTCTTGCTGGCAGTAAGATGCAGACCCGCCGGAACATGTCGCAGTCTTTGCCCATGCTGTCGCAGTTTCTCGCTAACCCAGCAGTTATCCAACAATTGTCTGTAGAGGGTAAAAAAGTAGATGTAAACGAAATCTGCCGTATGTGGTTCGAGATGTCTGAGTTCAAAAATATGAACGATGTGATTGTTGACATGACCCCCCAAGATTTGCAAAGACAACAAGAGCAAAGTCAGGGAGGAGCGCTTCAACAAAAAGCGCAGGTCCAGTCTCAGTTACAGCAACAGAAGTTTGAACAACAACAGCAATTAGCCGACTCCGAAAATATAGCCCGCGCCGCAAGAGATGTACTTCGAGAAGGATTCAAAAGATCAGTGGAACCCGAGGAGCTGACAGGTACGCCAAGCGCCACAACTGGTTTTGGTAGTCTAAGTTAACCGTCCATTAAATGGACACAACCATCCGCAATGAAGGATTTTCATTAGGAGAACGTGATGCTAGAAATCGAAAAAGAAATACTAGATACACAGAAGAAAAATGAAGAACTTGAGGAAAAGTTATTTCTTCTACGAGGAAAAGAGTTAGCTCTGAGGACATCTATAGCCATAAAAACGGCAGAAATTGAATGTCCTCACATTGCGGGAAGTAGTATACTTTCCGTATGCCGAGATATTTTGGGTAAAACAAGTATTGCTTGGCATCAGCTAAATAGTTCTGCGGGCGGAACTATCGTTGGTGTCTGCTTACTATGCAACCGACAGTTCAGACCAGAGGACCTTGATTACACTTACTGGAGAAGTAAACCAAGTTTCTGCCGAATATCTAAAGCAGGAAAACAAGAACCCATAGGACCGGACGAGAATGTAGACGAAGAGATTAAAAAGCAATTTACAAATTTTAAGGAAAAAGGAATTGATCTTGAACAAGTACAGACTTGGGGTGCCAATTACTTTGAAGAATTTCTCCAGCTTTCTCCCGAAGAACTAGACAAGAAATCTGATTTCGAAATCCGAAAAGTCATGGAATACGTCCGAGAAAAACGCAAGAAGGAAAAGGAGTCCGCGAATGTCCCTAGTACCCAGACAGCCTAATTTCTATGTTCAAGGCAAAGACAACATGGGAGGAATCCCAACTACAGACTTTGACAACATGTCCGACGAAGACCTCCGTAAACTTATGAATGGCGTAAACGCTCTAAGTGGAAAAGCCGCTCGTGTTCCCCCACCAAAACTCCCTCCTGTCAAGCAAGAGTTTGATCTTGATGCTTATTTTAGGGGAGAGTAATGATAGACTACGATCAGATTGAGCCGGAACTTAACCTCTATGAACGTGGAAGGATGCTTCGGACTACTATAAATACCCCAGGTTGGGAGACAGTTCTGGAAACAATTCACTCATATGTAGAGGATATTGATCGACAGATGAGGGCGATTCCTGTCGGAGATCCTAGTGTAGTTCCCAGTCATGCGGCCTTGTTTGCTTTGGATAAATTTGAAACATATTTCAAGCAGGACATTTCCAATGCCATAGAAGTTTCCGAGAATCCTTCTGAGGACCTGCAACACTATTTAATAGAGTCCAAGGACAGATTTGACGTTCGGAAGGCAATGGATACGGCCAGTTAGTCCATTTTCTGGATTCCCAGTATACTAGGTATCTACGCGGTAACAACCAAAATCGCGCCATATATCAGTTAATCACGCAGCATAAACCCGCAGGGATGGATTATCCCTAGGAGAATGAATAAATGGCAATTCCTGTAGTAGATCCGTGGCTTGTGAACTCTGATGGAACACCCGACCCTTTTGCTGGAACTGTAGATTTTAGGTCCGACCCCGGTGATCTTCGTGATCCTGATGTACCGACCGACGGAGACCCCGTCTTGGAGTCCCACGAAAGTCTTGATCCCGAAATCGTAGTTGAAAAACCAGAGGCGGAACTGGAACCCGCTCCTCCTGTCACTCCACCCGCAGAACAGGAACCAGAAGAACCAGAAGTATTGGAAGTAGAAGGCGGGATGGTTACCCTGGAAAAGGAACGGGGCCAGTGGAAAGCTACCCTTACTTCCAACAATGGAGGAAACCCTCAAGTCTATTGGGGAAAAAACAAGAATGACCTTTTGGGAAATGTTCTGAAAGCGCAGTTAAACGCAACCCAAAAGATTAGAGAGCTAAACGGAAAGTTGAAGTTTGGTACTCCGGTATCTAGACCGAAAAACGTACCTGTTCCCACTCCAGAAAATCGTCCGCTTACTGCTGATGAAATTTTTGAGGTCAAGACCCAACTTGAGTCTGATCCTTCTTTGGCAATCAATACCCTCTTCCAAAAGAGCACGGGATTGTCGATGCAGCAGTTGGTGAATATGGCCCAAGAAGGCAGGCAAGCTGCCATCGAACTGCGTGCAGATGCAGCTAATAGAACCTTCCGAGAAGAGAATCCAGATTTCTATCCTGATAAGGATTATAAGAATTTTGAAATGATTTTGAAGTGGCTGGCCAAGTTCAAACTTGGTAAGATGGTTAAAGGGGAAGACGTTGATCCTATTTTTGCGGAACTAGTCTCCACCGGAAACTACACAGCCGAAACTCTTGAGGAGGCTTTCGAAGACCTGAGCACGGATGGTTTGTTGATTCAGGCTCCTAAAGCACCCAAACAAGCTCTGCCAAAAGCAGAAACCCCTCCGCCGGTAGCGGTTCAGCAACACGAACCGGCACCTGCGCCGCGCCCCGACTCACGGATTGTGAATACGGTGGTGCGCCCGAGAGCGGCTACAGGACTCAGGACTGCTGACGTAACACCCGTCAGTGCTCCCGACACTCCGAAAGCGCCCTCAGCCGAGGACTTTGATAACATGACCGACGAACAGCACCAAGCATTGTGGCAAGCTATTCGCCGGGATCGTTTGAAAAGTCGGCGCTCCAACTAAACAAACAAAGGAATAACCATGAGTTTTTCACCAGCATCAATCGTAACTTCCGGGGCGCTTCCGAACTTAGTAGCAATTCACTATGAACGTGAAGCGATTCCTAACCTGTATCCGCCTTTGGGCTAGGACGGAGTTATGAAGAAGGGCGTAGTTTTTACGGAAGGCGCAAACGCCCTTCCTCAGCATTGGATGTTTTCTTGTGCTGAGAACCAATCTGACTAAATCCGTTAATCCCTGTAGACAAGTTCCAGAGAATATGGTATACTTATCTAGAAGTTAAAAACAGACAAGACGGAGCGAAGATTTCCATGAACGAAACACGAAAAGAAAATTGGGCGTATTTAGCAGGATTGCTCGATGGAGAAGGTTGTTTTACGATTACGGGTACCTGGAAGAAGAGAAATCCAGCACCTAAAACTGCCGAAGGAAGCGAAGTATACTTCCACATGAATTTGATTATCAGCCTGTACAATAACGATCTTTCTGTTATGAAATGGCTGGTTCAACATTTCGGAGGCGTTTATTACGTACATCATCCTTCCAAAAAACCTACCCATAAAGTGGGATATTCTTGGCACCCAAAAGGAGCTAAGAACAAAGAACTTCTTATTCTCGGTGTTCTCCCCTACATGATAATAAAGAGAGAACAAGCTAAAATATCTTTAGAGTATCTTCGGCTGAATGGTGCAAATGCTGTCAACCAGAGACTTGAGATGCGGGAAAGAATACAAACACTTAATGGGCACGGCATGGGAAAACGCCAAACGACTAATATGTCAGACCGACCGGAAGATGGCCGGAAGATAGAGTCTGGACTCGTAGGTGACTACGAGAGTGAGCTTGTGGTGACGCAAGTAGTGCCAGATTACGTTAACAAAGTAATCTATGCCCCCTAAACAAAACGGACGAAACAAAAGCCCCTGCCCCTACGTCAGGGAAACCAAATCCAATTCTACACCTACGCTCTGCTTGCCGCAAACCTTAACCAGGCGGGGGAAGGTACCGTAGGATCTCCAATCAGCGAATCCAGCACTAAGATCGTGGCTACGATTGGTCAGTACGCTGACTTTATCAATAGTTCGGACTTGGCGCTTGATGTCGCAATCGATGACCCTGGTTTGCTACAGAGTCTCGCGAATGAACTTAACTACCGCTTGGCTTTGACTCTCAACACGCTGGTTCAGCTAACCGCTGATTCTGCTGTTGCGGTTGATAACCAAGTTAACATCCAGTTGGCCAATGGATCTTACCTCACTGCGAATAACCTTCGCTCTGCTGTACAGTCCTTGGTTAGCGTAAATGCTCGGCCTCTCGTGGACAACAAATTTGGTGGCATTATCCATTATCAAAACTATCACCAAGCGGCGTAAGCCGTATATAGGGTGGATATAAAATTTGAGCTAAATCGGGGAACCTCTCTAGTAGACAATCCCGAGGAAAGACTCCTTAACAATTCGAAATAGTCGAAAGGATACGAGATGTATCAGGAAGATAAGACTAAATGGTCGTATATGGCCGCTTTAATTGATGGTGAGGGTTGTATCTCCATCTACCGTAGACTGAGTGACGGCGAGAAATATACGCGAGTTCACAAAGTCAAAGCCAACACTAACCCGTATAATCAGTTTAGTATGCGGGTGCAGGTTACCAACACCGATCTTAGATTGATGAAATGGCTAATCGCAAACTTTGGCGGGGTTTACTACCAGAAAACACAAGGAAACGGCAAACACAAAGCCGCTTACGAGTGGAGACCTAAAGGTAGATCCAACGTAGAGAAGTTACTGCTGGGAATTCTCCCGTACATGATTATCAAACCGGAACAAGCAAAAATCGCGCTTGACTATATTCGGATGACAATCGGTAACGAAAGGAACCCAGAAAAGCGTAACGAGATGTATCACCGTATGCGCATCCTGAACCAAAAGGGAGAATCCGTAGAGACTAATACGCTCGACTGTCCAGATAATGGACAGATGATAGAGTCCGAACTCGGTTGCGAAGCCGAGAGTGAAGATCAGGTGACTGATCTAACGTGGGCGGAAAAGAAGGCGAAGCTAGAAGTGGAAAATCTGGAAGCGGAGAAATCCGATAGTTTGGAAAGATTCCGGTTCGAGATTGCCCACCCTACCTACTTCCCGCGTTAATCCTAAACACAATTACCTAATGTTGTTCGCGACATCCTGAACGATACGAGTTACAACGGTCTTACCGACATTGTAAAGCGTTCGGACGAGATGAGGGCTATGCTGTTTGAACTGCCGAAGAACGAGGATGTTATTTCGTTTGCTGGCGTGAAGTTCAAGCAGACATCGACTGCGCCGACAGTAACTATAAGTGGTAACACTTATTACAACACCTATGAACAAGACGTAGCTTAAGCGGGTGACTGCTTTCGAACACAGCCCAAATTCGGTGGATAACTCTTAGGAGTCAATACCGAGCCAAGCCCCGAAAGGGGAAGGTGTAGAGACTAGAGGGGCTGCTCCTGAAAAGGATGATGGTATAGTCCGAACTGTGCGGCGACGTACAGAGGTCGATGGAAACAATCGGCCCCGCCCGTTAGGGCGAGTAACAAAATTGATCTTTGGTGATGACGCTATCTTCTCGGTATTCCTTGGCAAGAACCCCGAGGACGGTAGCAAAAACTATAAATTGTTTATTCAAAGTGCACCAGATCAGGGCTCTGTATCTGATCCAGCTCACCAAATTGGCGGATGGGTAAGTTACAATGTTCGCTATACGAACACGCTCCGTCCTGGCAGCACAATGACTCTAAGACGCATACAATCAGAGACTTCCAACTCGTAAGGAACTCTGAAAAATAAATTCGATTTTCTTGTTGCATAACCAAGAAACTGTGGTATAATGCAATTATTGGGTTCGAATTCATAGGTAAGGGGCGGCGCTGACCCGCCGCCCCGAAACCTCATGGTCAGATGAGGAGAAACATGGAAACCAAGATTTGTTCAAAGTGCGGAGAGACTAAATCGATTGATGACTTTAGTAAACGAAAAGCGTCTAAAGACGGTTATCAACCTCTCTGTAAGACATGTAAAAAAGAGTACAACACGCAGTGGGCGGTGGAAGACAAGGATAGCCCACGAAGACCGAATCGAAACAGTTTCTTCAACGCAAAGAAAAGGTCCAAGAAGACAGGGGTTCCCTTTACGATTACAGAATCCGGCTTCATTGTCCCGGAAATATGTCCAATTCTAGGTATTAAACTAGAAAAAGGACGCATTAATGGGTCGTTGGATACATCCCCAAGCCTGGACAAAATTCGCCCGGAACTCGGGTACGTACCGGGAAATATCGCTGTTATATCGTACCGAGCGAACCGCATCAAGAACGATGGTACTGCCGAAGAACACCGAAAGATCGCAGACTGGATGGACGCCCAACTAAAGGAGACCCCCAATGTTCGGTCCTGATCCAGAAGTTAGTACGTGGACGGCGGAGGACTGGGAACAGTATGTTTACCCAGACCCCGTGCCAGAGGAGCTACTAGACCTCCGAAAATCCTATGCTGCTATTCTGCAAAATAGGTGGAAAGATATGCTAGAGTATCTGAATTACCTTTCTAAGGAGACCAATGCCGACTAACACACCGCTCACCTGCGAAGTAAAAGACGGAGAACTGGTAGTTCGAATTGGTATTTCTACCCTAGCCGAAGCCTCCGAATTTGAAGGTAGAGATCCGTTTTGGGTTTTCGATTACGACCAGAATAAATTCGTGCAAGAGTACAAGATCATAGCCCCAGTAGGATGGGCAAAAGACGTTTGTCGAGAGATTAACCGAGAAGGAGAAGACGGAAGTAGCCTCCTAACCCATCTTTTAGACACAGCGTCTGAACGCGCTCTTGACCAAGGAAGTTTAAGCGTATGGTCTCCGAAGTGGGGGAACTAGATGGCCCATTACAATCACAAAGTATCCTTCTGTGAACATTGCCAGACCGATATAATTATCTGTGGAAAATGTGGGAACAACTGCTGTAATGGAGGGTACGGAATCCTACCAGATGGTACTACTTGTGATGCTTGTCCCTCTGCTTACGAAGAGCAAGAAAAACTATGGAGGATACGAGATGCCCAACTTCCCAAATGACCCGTTTGCGTACTTGATAGTTTTGGTAGGTACAGCCATCCTATTCTATTTGATTGGAAACTATCCAAGGTGGAAAAATTGAAAGTAGCTTATAAAAGAGAGGAACCCGATGCCGTCTACTGTATCCGTAACAACATCTTCGTCGCTGCCGAATCTGTCCGCTACTTACTATGGAAAGAAAACCAAGCCAAAGCCAAAGAAGGCCAAGAAAACTAAGAAGTAGGAATCCAGAAAATGGACGGAGGTAAACATGGCAGCAAAACATCCCGGTTTCAAAGCGATCCAATCAAAAATCCAGAAGTCTGGGTACAGCAAGGAGTCTGCCGGAGCAATTCTAGCAAACGCTACCCGAAAAGCTAACCCATCAGCTAAGTCGAAGAATCCGAAACTGAAAAAAGTAAAGGGTAAGTAATGGCTGACCAACCCGTTAGGCTTAAAAAGAGTAGTCAGGTACATGAAGCTACCTACGACCCTAGTACGAAACGATGCTCTGTTGTTCTAAACGGAGCGACGGTAGCATACCACCAAGTCGAACCCCAGACTATAGCAGAGTGGGAAAAGGCGGATAGTCCCGGAAAATACTTCCACGAGTTTATCCGGGGACCCAAGGATAACCCAAAACATAAGTTTTCAAGAGTACGATAAAATAAATCTAGAATCATGAACAAATCTTATGATTTTTTCGTATGGTATAAGTGAAACCATGTGAAAGAGATAAAACGGGCACAGATTTTGGCCCGTTTACCGGGGGTGGGCTTTATTCCTCCTTTCTCCCACCCCCGTTTCGATCTATACAGCAGGGAAGCCTCTCCTAGATGCTCAAATCCCCTACTAGTTTTTGTCCAGAAAATGGACCTAGGCAGGTTACTACTAAGAAAGAGTTAAATCTCTTCTTTCGTTAGCCCCGAGAAAGAGACGAAACTGTTCAGGCTGGAAACAAATGAAGGAGACTGGACGCCCGAGACGACCTCTTCGGTGGAACCTTTCCCTAGTTTCTTTCCGGGCAAGTCTGCCCAAAACTTTCTGAATCAGTAACCTGCACTTTGTTTATCAAGAGGTAGTATGTCTAAAGTCGATCCTTTCGACGACCACAATCGCCATCTAGTTGGCCTTCCCGATCACGTTCTGAGGGATATAGCAAGGAACGAAGCTGCCCCCCGAGAGTACCGGAAGGCGGCTGTTGAGCGTTTGGTGGTTTTAAAATCCCCCCACGCGAAACACACAGATCTCAGAGAACTAGTCCGAGAACTAGAAATTGAGCTAGAAGGAATCCAGTTCGAGTATCCATCTTCGGACGGTCCGGGTCCTCTGACTTGCGGAGTGACTACGGAGACAATGTTCGGTCATACCGTGTATGAGGTTCACGAACTTCCAGCGACCCTCCCAGAGCACTGCGGAGATACTCTGAAGTTGGTGCCGAAAGAAGAGGAACAAGATGCTCCTCCCGCTTCCTAAATCCGCAACAGTGGCTTGTTATGTTGTTCGGCACGGGCAGACAGTTTTGAATAAAGACAAATGTTTCCGGGGTAATTCAAACCCTCCTTTGGATTCTACGGGGCTTAAACAAGCTCATGAAATTGCCGATCTTCTGGAACCCCTCGACGTATCGTCGATATTCTGTTCCGACAAGCAAAGAGCTACCAAAACTGCCGATATTATTGCCGAGAAGAAAAACCTCCCCATACATACATCAGAATCTCTTCGAGCCCTCAATGTCGGTGATTTCTCCGGTCAGAAACGTACTCCAGAATCTGAATCCTGCCTCCAGTCCTACCTAGATGACCCCCAAACACAAATTCCGGGTGGAGAATCCCTAGCAGAATTCAAGTCTAGGATTCATCCCTGCCTGCAAGACGCTATTGAGTTGTTTTGCGAATGCGGATGCCCTCCCGTTCTAGTAGCCCACTCATCTGTCGTTCACGAGATAGGAAGTATTCTATACGGGGATCACAAGAGCATATTAGTAGAACCAGGAGGGGCCGTAGCGGTCTACTTCGACGGATCAAAACTAGCAGCAAAACCCATCTACAAACCTTTGAAAAGCTCGGGCAGTCATGCCGAAACGATAACCTAACCCGATATCGGGCGCAACCCAAATCAACTAAGGAAAATAAAATGCCTAATACTAATTCCGTGGCGGGTTTCGCCCAGAGCGGCACCCTTCGCAACCAATTCGTATCAACTCCCGTCTCCGCTACCGCAGAAACAGCCGCTCTTATTGCTACCGATACTGGAACGACTGCGGCCTTTGTAGCTCTCCCAGTAGGAGGCAAAGTCTATGGTTCTCAGATCAATCTGGATGTAAACTCAAATCCATCCATTATTGATGTCTCGGCCCGTGAATACGGACTCCCGTCAGGTGAAAACTTCGATCAATTCTCCTCCGCGTCCTGGGACGGGCATCCGTTCTATGTTCGTGTGTCTGGGATCGGAAACGCCGGGGCCGTGGCTTCGCAGTCTGTTACTCTGAATATTCGTCAAGGAACTTCTGCAACCCCAGGATCAAATAATTTAATTGGAACTACTGGAGCACTTGCGGCGGTGGCGGGTGGGGCCTTCAATTATTTTGTCGAAGCCACTTGTCTTTGGGATCCAACGTCTCAGATTCTATCGGGGGCGTATACTGGAAACGTCGCATTTGGTTCTACTTCCGCCTACGTCACTCCTACCAAGTTTGTATTTACGGGCGTAACGGCCGCTTCCTTGGCTTTCTCCGCTACTCTGACTCTTGGAGCAGCGGCGGCCAGCACGTTTACTCCACGCGAACTCACAATCGAAAAGATCTAATCTCAACGAGTTTCCGGTCTCGACAAAACCGGGTTGGATGCCTCTATATCATAAGGTACAGAGCCGGAACAGGGGTCTCGGGGTCGAGCGAGTCGTTTGCTACTCGGATATCGAGAACATCCGCATTTTGTCCGTTAAATGGACTGAGGAGTCAGATGTCAGTTTCTATTAGTGTTTGGAACCCCGAAGATAAATCACCCACAATTTCCGCTAAATTTTACAACGTGATTGGATACGTGATCGCAGCAGTTGTGAAACACGAAGACGGAAAGATTACCCTAGAGAGAGAAATCTCAGTTACGGCCGACGATGTCATTGATAATCAACTTGCAGAATCAGTAGTCAAGACTATCGAAGAAAAGTTGAACGAAGCCTTTCCTGATCCTAATCAACAGCCAAAGTTGTGGGTGCCTAAGTAATGTCAGACACCCTACAATCCGATTTTGATGTTGTAGATTATGAAGCGGGCGTGTCAAATGACGTAAAGGGACAGGAATGTTGCGGTTGCAGGAGACTCTTGCGCTGGGAGTTCTACGATAAGGACTCCTCCCGATCTACCGGCTATGACCCAATGTGTCCCCTGTGCAAAGCCTCCCCCAAACTCAGCTTAGCGGAACACACTGCTCGGATGCGGGAAATGAATTATAACTCAGAAGGTACCCGCCGCCAACGCCACCCAGATCAGGACATCCTCCGCGAAACCCGACCTGGGCGATATCTGGACTGCTCCTTGTTCCTATCAAAACTCCTCCACATCTACCCGCAGCTTTATGTCACCCAAGGTGGAATTGTTACCGATCTTGCTCTGTACGCAACATCTGGAATCAATAAATCAGAATGGTCCGGGCAGAGTTTTAAATATATGGGTTACGTAACTCTCGGGAGAATGCCTGAATACTCTGAATACGAATTCAACGACCGAGACGTTTTGCAGCGCTGTACCCAGATGGGTTGGAGATCCGCTCTTCTCCGGTTTGTAGAAAACAACATCATTACAGAAAAGCAATGTAATCAAGAGTTTGGCTACCCGTCTGGGGGAACAAACTCTCTGTGGTACAAAAGAATCCACAACCATCTAAACGCTAAGAAAATAGCTTAATTCCATTAAATGGACAAAACCCGTTTGGCAGGATTTGCCAAGGAGATAGAATGACACTCAAAGCCCTTCAGCCCCTTCCCGAGAAGACCGAGAAAAAGGAACCCGCTGCTTCTGAAGCTACAGCGCTTCCCCCGATTACCCAAGATACTTTGCTTTCCCTGATTGCTTCTATGCAGCAGCAGTTGCTGGCTTCACAACAAGCTATCGCGGAAATGCAGAAGAATCAGAACGAAGCCAACCACGCTTTGGCTGACGCAATCATCGAGACAACCAAGCCTCGCGAGCGCCTGAAGACTAAGAAAGAAATCGCTCAGGAAAAGAACGACGAGCTGTTCCAGAAGAACGAAAAAGAACTTGATCTTCGCAAGAAAGCAAACGTAGAGTACACGCAGAGTCTATGCGATCATATTGCTGGGTGTAGCGAATTGTCAGAACAAAGGGATATTGCAGGACGAACATCCATTGGTTGGCACCGCAACGATATCGGAGTAGATATCGGGATTTGCTCTGTTTGCCAGAGAATATTTAGACCCGAAGATCCTGATTACGCACAGTGGCGCAAGAAGCCCAGCTTTAATAAGCTGTCGCAAGCTGGTCACAGAAACGTAATGAATCCGGTGGAAGCAAGAGAACAATCTTATCTGCACGATATCGAGTAGCCACATGAAGAAATCCATAACCTTCGAAAGCTGGATAACCAGTTTCATTGAAAAGTTATCTGATTACTTTAACCTAGCTGGATGGAACATTTTGGTGGAGTTTCATAAAGACATAAAGGGCGATTCTTACGCAGAAACTTCGATTGACTCTACCTACCTAACAGCTACCATACATTTTTACAAGCAGGCCAAAGAAGATTTTAGTAAAAAGGATATTCAATGGCTTGTTACTAGCGTAGTTCACGAAATGACCCACATATTCCTAGATCCTTTCCATGAATATGTTGTGCCTTTTTTGTCGCCATCTACCTCTGATTTATTTATGAACTTGTTGGAGACCCAGACACAGAAAATAACCATGGTTTTCATGAAGAACCTTCCTGAAGACATAATCCCTCCGAGGTAAAATGGCTTCCACAATTCAATTACAGAGAACGATCAATCGAAGCCAGCAGATGATTCGTCTGTCCCCGTTGATCTTCGCCTCTAATACGGCCAATGATCCTGCTTTCTCGAATGCGGATTGGGTCAAACAATTCATGTTGGCTCCTCCGTTTGCTTGGAGGTGGAACAGAGCTTCCGGTGACTCCCCTGCCAACCCTACTTTCACCACAGAAATTGGAACTTCTGACTATAAAGTATCGATTCCAGATTTTGGGTGGCTGGAAAAAGGAACGGGATATGACCCTGAAGGGTACCGTTCTTTTGAGCTGAAAGTAGAACTTATCAAGGCAGAAGATACCAACCCTAACGAACCCACAACGATAGCTGCACAATATGATGACGGAGCTGGCAACATAACCTTTCGCTTGTTTCCCGCCCCGGATAAAGTCTACAACATTGTAATTGAGTACCAAAAATCTGCGTCACTGTTCACTGCTCCTACACAAACTTGGGCTCCAGTTCCAGACTATCTGAGTTTTATTTACAATGAGGGATTTGACGCTAAGTCGTATGAGTATGCCAATGACCCACGTTTTAGCGCAGCTATGCAACTGTTTATGCAGGACTTGTCCGCCAACGCAGAAGGTTTATCGGAATCCCAGAAAAATATTTGGTTAGAAGCTAAACTAAACACTATTAGGCAAACACAGGCAGTACAAGCAGGGAGGGCATAGTGGGAACAACTACTACAGGGTGGCACAGACTATCTAATGTTACAGCTCTTATGCCTGGAAGTATCAATTTGCAGGCGGTCCCGCTGGCTTATATTTATGTAACGGAGACTTCTTCAGGGGCTCAGGCTAATATTTACTCCGACCCCCAATTAAGTATCCCTATTTCGGGATCCTTAGTTGTAGCAGATAACACGGGATCCTACGGTTATTATCTTCCGTTAAACTACTGTGTAACCGAATCTATATCATATCCAAATGGTGGAACAACTGTTTTGGATAACATTTCCCAAAATGGACCAGTTGTAGGATCTTTCACTACCACCGCCAATGCATCCGATTCGGTGAGTCTTGTCGGAGTTATCTCTTCTAGTCATGTTTTTCTTCAACCCACAAATCTGGCTGCATCCACCATGTTTTCCTCCACATATGTATCCTCAAAATCCACGGGGAGTATAACTATTACTCACCCCACCACGGCTGGGGCTACTTTTGATATTATAGCAACCACCTACTAGTCCATTTTCTGGACGGAGTTTACATGCCTGTTCTACCCGGTAATCAATCCACCACTCAAACGGTTCAACAACTCGCCAAGCAACTCAAATCCAATCCAGAATTTTACAATATTTTGGGAGGAGCCTCTGGATACTCGGAAGAGCCCCTTCTAACTGTATGTGATGAAATAATGAGCCGGGTTCTGGCCGAGGATATGCCGTGGAAATGGAATCGTCACATTATTCCCCAGTTTCTTACCGTAAGTCTTCAACAGGATTACTGTACCACAATTAGTGATATTGGGTGGCTGGAAAACGGTTGGGTCGTAGATATCAATAACTCTACATCCAACTCAAATGGTGCCCCGAAGCCTATTCGTAGTTTAGAAACCGTGAGGGACTTGACTTGGACCTCCGCTCAGACCGTCCCTTTTAATGTATCCTACATCCAAAACAGTTTAGCGTCAATGGGAATCTGGCAAGCAAACACTCCGTATGGGTGTGGATACGGGGTAGCTCAGCTCCCTCGTTCTCCTATTCAGCAATTCAGAGACCAAAACGGTAACATTCTCTATATTGACTCCACACAACTAGGGCTAAACATTGAGTCCCCTGGATACACAGGAACAACCATTCCTCTCCCAGTAAACTCTCCCTACGGGACTTCTGGTTCTGCGGAACCCTACGCTCCAGCAAACGCCACCCCGGGCGATTTAGTACAGGATGGAACTGTCGTTTGGACCGTGGCCGACCCAGACGCCTATGCTCTTCGTCTAAGCCCTCTTCCCGCCCTAAACGGACTGTGCTGGTGGGTGGTGGTTCAGTACCAATCCTGCCCACCGAAAATAGAAAGCCTCCGTTCCCTTCTTTCCCCAATACCCGATTATATGATGTATCTTTTCCGGGCTGGGGTTCGGGCCGCTCTTAAAAGGGAGAACAGTCACCCAGACGCTGAAAGAATTTATGCGGAGTGGGAAGAAACACTCGTAAAAGCACTCAAGGCGGGGGATAGGCAAGCCGAGGATTTCTGCCTGTACCCGACCTCTAGCATAATGGGAGGAACCCAGCAACCTTTTGGCTGGAGCGGAATCGGAGCTGCTAACCCCTACGGACCTGCTCTTTTGTTCCCAGGATATGGTGGAAACTAGCCACAGTAGTATCCAGAAAATGGATAAAATGAAACCTTTCTACGGAAATATCGAAGACAAGACCCGAGACAATTCCAACTTTAGAAAAGTATTATTTACTGGGAAGTTGCAGTTGGTGCTTATGTCTTTAAAACCCGGGGAAGAAATTGGCGAAGAAACTCACAAAGCCGACCAGTTTTTCCGAGTAGAGCAGGGTACTGCAATATTCGTCATCAACGAGGACGATGTGTTTATTGCGAAAGACGGAGATGCTGTCGTGGTTCCAGGAGGATCTCTCCACAACGTTATCAACAAATCCAAAACCTCTACCTTGAAATTATATACCATATACGCCCCACCAGAACATCCTGATAAAGAAACTAAGAAGACTAAAAAAGAAGCAGAGGAAGCAGAAAAATAGTGGCAAATCAGTTCCAACTTAACGGTGGGTCTCCTGCCAAACAAACCAGATACACCGGCTTGTGGAACGCGTCGTGGACCTCGGGTTTGTACACCAATCGTAGTCCTCTCCGCGAAGGTCCAGTAACCCGCCAAGAAGCTCGGTATATTGGAGCGAGAAATGACTGTTTCTGGGATGGGTCGAACATCGAGATCAGCCAAAAGCTGACACCTATCCGTCGTCCGGGAAATTCTCAATATAATACCTCCACTTTTTCAGCCATTGACGCCTTTTACGAGTTTCGCCTATTTAATACAAACACTGAAACCATCAAAGTAATGGCGGACACAGCGTCCACGCTTTATGATGCCACTGGCCCCAGCAGCAAAATTGCAGTATGGTCTAAATCTGCGGGAGCGGGGCAGACATACATGCAGTACGTCGCCAATAACCTGTATTTTGGAAATGGCGTTGATCTAAAGAAATGGATTCAAAATCCAGTAGGGTGGCTGGCTTCTAATAAATATACCGTAGACGGAATGGAAACATTCATTATCGACCCGAACGGTAATCTTCAGCAACTTACCCAATGCGTGATCCCTGTTACTTATATCCAGATATCATCAAATGTTCTTACCGTTACGTTTGACCGTACTGTTACGAACTATCTAACATCTGGACTGAACATCAATTTTCAAAATCTTGTTCATGCCACATTTCTCAATGATTATGACCCCAAAAACCAACTAATTACGATAAGCACTGTTTCAGGAAATCAGGTTACGGCTTCATTCGTATATAATAATTACGCAAACACCGCAGACACCGGAACTTGCTATGTCGTTGAGGGAGGGACTCCTTATTCTGGTTCTACCCAACCAACATGGAATACCTCTGTCATGGGTACCACGACGGATAATGTATGTCTGTGGACCAATCGAGGTTCGCCTCTTGAGAATTTTGGGATCGTAGGGCCTACCCAAGAAGCTCTAACAGTAAAAGTAAACACAAACTCACAATCCTGGGCGGACACTACTTACTATTCTACTCTTGATGCGATTATAGACGACAATGGAAATCTCCAGAAGGTCACAACTGGTGGAAAAAGTGGGTACTATGGATCTGGAAACCACCCCACATGGGCAACAACCCTGGGGGCTACTACCCCAGATGGAACTGTTGTGTGGACCGTCTCTAAGGTAGGATTATGGAACCCATCTACCCCAAATACGACCACATGGCAGCCTAACACGTCCTATACGAATGGGGCCCTTATTACAGCAACCCCGACAGGGGGAGTTCCTTGCGTATTTCAGCTTGAGGATTTCGCTGCGGCCCAAATTTCTGGAAACGTCACTGCTTATCTGTGGTCATGTGCCAACAACACAGGAGCTTTCGCTCAAACATACCCTTTGTCCACCGGAAGTGCCACGGCCTCAGCTACTGGAAACAGTCTTATATTCAACTATCCAGACGGGTCCGGTTCGGACCAAACAGCAGGTCCCTTGCAGTGGGCTACTCTTAATTCTTCTGGGACCATAACAGGGAGAACGACTCCATTTCCGTCATACCGGAATAATTATGATATGGTGGTTATGGCTAACTTAGAAATACCAGAAGCTGGGGACTATACAATATCCATAACCCATAAAGATGGAATGATATGGGGAATTGGTAATGCGGCTACTTACGTAAGTGGTCCGACAAATGACCCGTACAAAAACACAGTTACAGCGGTGATGGGTTACAAAGTAATCGGTGGCAACAACAACACTATTAACGGTGATGCCCAAACAGAAGACTTCGTGGTCAACTGCCCCGATGCCGGTACGTATCCTATTGAAATCGATTACGCTTACTGGTATCACAGTTCCCAACGTCTTGTAGTTAAAGTAAACGGAATAAACCCAGTTCCAGGAACGATATCAACGACTAGGACAAGTGGGCCGTCTGCCCCAACATGGCCAGATTTTAGCACAGCTTACACTCCGGGATACGCTCTTGCGACGGAAACCTCTGGGCAGTTAGTATGGGCCAACATCGGCAACGTTTCCGATTTTTCTTGGACCACAAAAACATACTACATCACAAACAGCTCGTCAGGAATTATTGACAGCAGCGGGTATTCTGAACTCCCCTTCGAGTCGGGAACAACGAGCAACAATGCTCCCACATTTACAAAAACTTTGAACGGGATTACTTCTGATAATCCTAATTTAATTTGGATAAATAAGGGGAAAGCGTCCACAACCGCAGCGGGAAACTTGAAAACTTCGGCGGGAGGGTGGCAATACTGTATTGCGTTGGTTAACACTCTCACTGATACGGTTTCTAATGCCGGTCCAGTTACCACCATTACTGGAAGTTTTGTGGGGGCCTCTAGTGTATCCATATCGGGGGGTCTCCAAACCTCGTCTGCTATAGATCCCCAAGCAGATTACGTCGCTATATTCAGAACCAAAGACGGAGGAGGAACATACTATCTAATTCCGTCAACTTACAACCAAAATACCGTCTATACTCTTCCCCTCTCAGAATATTTAGCAAACGGCTATACAGATACCACCGTAGATGCCGACCTCAACTTTCTCATCTCTCCAGCTTTAAGTGAAGAAAACACTCCTCCAGGGGACGTAGGAACGGGTTCGCAGGGGATGATTAATTTTACATACCACCTAAGCCGATTGTTCGGAAGTGTCGGAAATGTGGTATACTGGAGTTCTGGCCCCGATGCTCCTGTGGGAAACGGAAACGAAGGGTGGCCACCTGATAACTCCTTTACGTTTCCTTCTCTCGTTAAGAGAATCGTTCCTACCAGCATTGGAGCTTTGGTATTTACTGTTTCGGATGTTTACTTAATCGCAGGAAAAGCAACGTCCGCCAGCCCTTTGTTTCCAATTCCTTATGTTCTTGGATTAGGACTTCTTTCCTATAACGCCTTGTCCTTAAACGGAACTCTCATATATCTCTTGTCTGCGGATAATCAGTTTGTCGAACTGAATCCGCATTCCGGGGTAACCCAGCTAGGAAACCCAATCGGGGATAAACTTCAAGCATGGGATCCTTCTACTGCCTATGTAACTTGGCATGTAAGTGGATCTAGGGACCAAGCTATATATGTATCTGATGGCTCGACGGGGTGGTACAGACTCATGACCACTCCAAGTCCAGAAACTGGACAAACTTGGTCTCCCTTTGCAACTATTCAAGGTGGGTGCAAGGCTGTACAGTCCATAGAAGTATCTCCCGGGGTTACAAAACTTCTTCTGGGACCTACTTCTTCTGGTCCGATCCTCCAAAGAGACTATTCGGTTTACACAGATAATGGAACTGCCTACACTGCTTTTGGAACAATAGGAAGCATCGTATTGGCTCATCCCGGTCAATTAGCCGAGTTAGTTTTTGTCACGCTCGACAGCACAGCGGTAGGCTCTCACCCGACAGTAGGGGTTTTGGTAGAGGAAATCTCTGGTACCTTCGAGACCATTTCTAACCCCAATCCAGATCCTACGCAGCTTCCAGCAAGCTCTACTATCTACGGAGATAGGTTCTACTTCTCCGAAACCCAGCAACCAGCCATATGCCGACATCTTCAGATTAAATTTTCTTGGCCCGCCGAGAACTACGCCAACGAACTTTTAACCATGACGCTATATGGTGGATATGCGGAGGAGTTGTAATGCCGACGTTGGCAGAGGTTACCTCAAAATCAGTAGAGCAACTAGGTTTGAGGAGAGTTGAGACTACCCAGTCCCAGCAACAAACCACGGTATCCTCCTCTTCAAGCTCGGACACGGGGTACACTCGTTGCCCCGTTCCCCCCGTATCCATATCTCCAGACTCTCTTTCTACTTATAACCAGAACGGGAAAACCCCCCAGTCCCGATTTTTGGCCTCTCTCCCTTTGTTCTCCGAAACATCTTCTGGAAACTCAACAACTACTGTTGTTCAGGGGAGCGGAGGGAGTTCAGGAACGAGTTCTGGTTCTAGTTCGTCAACCAGTACTTCAAACATTCTACCAACAAATACTGGGTTTACTACCCCCGCTATTAGCCAGAATGTTCCTTTTATCACGACTGTTCAGATGTCCCCGTTATTTATTTTGTACAAAGTAACTGTGAGTTCTCCAGCGAGAGTCGAATTGTATAGTACCTATTCTTTTCAAACTCTGGACCAAGGTAGGGCGGCATCAACTCCTGTTTCTATCGGATCAGAGAATGGGATCATTGGGGACTTCAATTTGGCTTTAGCAACGGAGTCTCCGTGGATTTGCTCTCCCGCCCCCACGGGGTTTAACGGCGACGATCCAATTTCTTCCACTATTTATGTGACTGTTACAAATCTTACGGCATCCTCCTCGCCGATTACCGTATCTCTTTTCTATCTTCCTATGGGAGAAGTGTAATGGGACAAATTTACCCAACTCCGACATCTTCTGGGCAGTCTCTGACGATCAATACCTCGTCTCCGCTAACTGGAGGGGGCACGGTGTCTCTCGGAGGAAAAATAACTCTTGGTCTATCCACAACAGATGGTTCTACCAGAAAAGCCTACACGGTGAGTCCAGCAGCAGACGGAACTACCCAGAATTTTACAATAGATGGAGTGTCGTCTAGTCTCAGTGTTTCTTACGCCGATGTTTTTATTAACGGTAAGATACTGCTTACCTCTACTTTCTCACTATCGGGGAATGTTCTTTCGTTAAACACCGCTCCTACTTCGGGAGCAAAAATCAGAGTTGCCTTCTCCTCACCAAACGACAATCGAATTCAGTATACTCTGACCGCTTCGTCCTCGACAGTTTTTACGTTCCCATCTTCCTTACCCGAGGGAACGTACGTTGACATCTACGACGGGAATGGAAAGTTCCAATATCCCGGAACGACTGGTTATTATCTAGACATAACCAATGGATCCTACTCTGTAGTTTTTGCTTCGGCCCCGGTTACCCCAGTTATCGCGGTTTTCGATCCCTCCGTAAACAGCGGAAGGCAGGCGTATTCTTTAGTCGCCCAAACAGGAAGCACTACCGTTTTCAACATATCTGGAGGAGCCCCGAGCACAGGGTATGTAGACGTTTTTGCAAACGGCTTATTCCAGATGGATGGGTCATCTTATGACTACACGCTGAGCTATTTGTCCGGAAACTGGACGGTTACTTTCGCAACAGCCCCTGGAAGTGTAAGTCTCGCTGCTGTTTTTGCCCCGTCTACTGTACTTCCTTCGGCACAGACCGGAGGAAACACCGTAAACCAGATAGTAGCTGGAACAAATGTAACTATCAGTCCTTCCTCGGGGATAGGGATCGTAACCGTGAACTCCTCTGGTGGAGGATCAGGAACCATAACAGGGGTAACAGCAGGGACCGGGTTATCCGGCGGGGGAACTAGTGGTAATGTAACTTTATCTCTGAGTACTCCAGTATCTGTAACTAATGGGGGGACAGGAGTCTCCACACCTTCTCTAGTTCCTGGATCAAATGTTACTATCAGCGGAAGTTGGCCAAACCAGACAGTAGCGGCGTCCGGCGGGGGTTTCCCCTCGTCCACGACTTTTACTTTGGGGTCGGGAACTTTAGCCCCGCAGGGTAGTATTGGTTTTGGCACAAGCGGCATAGCGGGAGTAACGGCAACTACCCCCCTGTGTGCTAATTTTGTAGGAGCAAACAGTAATCTTCCTACAGGAAGTTCTGCCCTTGTATCTTTGGCCGTACTTTACAGAACCGATGTGGGAGGAATAGCTGTTGTTATACACAATGCCTCTACTACTTATACCTGGACTTATACAAATTTGGAAGTTTTAGTTTCTGCTTGGGTCTAGACAAGCGACTCCGTTTGTTGTTTATTAATTTTAAGGTTTCAAATAAGTTGTTTTCGATTATCAAACACAAAGGACAGACATGCAATTACCTTGGAACCCTATGGAGTGGGCCTCAGAACATTGGCAGGAACTCATCGGATGGTCTGCGCTAGCAACCTTCTTTTACCGTGCTTGGTTTGTCGCCAAACGAATAATTGGATTTGGGGAAGGCGTGGAAGAAACCCGTGCTGACCTTAAAACAATCATGACAAATCATTTACCCCACCTACAAATAGAACTGGAGTCCGTGAACAGCAAGCTATCTGACCTTCATTCCGGAATGCACGGGGATATTGATGGATTGCGCGAGGATCTTCGGGACGGACTCAATCGTTTAAACGATAGCATCAATGTGCTTCTCACGAGGGTGCCATAATGTCCTTAGTTTTTGTTCGCCCCGCAAAACCCGGCGATGAGCGCCGTTTTCTTGATTGGTCCCTTGAAAATCCAGATAATGGATTCGACCCCCAAGTGGCAAAAACCCCGTCCACGATGGTGCTATGTGCATACGACAAAACAGGAGTTATGGCCTATCAGCCTGTTCAGCAAGTCTTCATGATGGACTCTTATGCTGGTCGCCCGGGAAACACAAAACTACAGACGGCAAACGCAATGAAAGAGTTGTTTCAAGAAACAGTTACTCAGGCTCATATTAAGGGTGTCAACGAGATTTACTATTTGGGGACTGAAGAAGGCACCAACCGAATGACAACGAAGCATGTGTTCGAAGAACTGCCGTACAAGATCTATAGAATCAAAGTTTCTGACTTAGAGGGCTAAATGAACGTTTGCTTAAAATCGGAATTCGTATGGAGCGACAGGCAGTATAGGTATATTCGGGTATACGATAAATCCATTTTCTGGACCGGAAGGGCTGCTCTCTGCAAGGGGGCTAGTGATTCTGAGAAAAACATAGCTCAGCAACAATCTTCTTATTATAATACTCTGCAAAACGACTACAAGACACAATTCACCAAACAGAGTAATATTCTAAATGCTCTTGATAAATCTTTGTCCCCAATCGTTAACAAAGGTGTTGGACAGTATGGGTTCTCAAATGCGGAGGACGCGGCCATGCGTACCCAATCAACCGCCGGAACGGCTAGTGCGTATAAGAGTGCAAAGCAAGCTACAGGAGAATCACAAGCCGCACAAGGTGGGGGAGATACTTTTGTAGGTTCAGGCGTAAAAGCACAAACAAACGCTCAATTAGCCAACTCCGCCGCTTCTACTGAGTCTAACCAACAGCTAAATATCACCCAGCAGGGATACCAGCAAGGAAGACAGAATTACTTTAACGCTGTAGGACAAGAACAGAATGTTGCCAGCACGTACAACCCGTCTGGGTATGCCAACGCCGCCAACCAAGCTGGGGAATCTGCCTTTGGCTCCGCAAGTACCGTAAACAAAGAAAATTCGGAAGGAAGCGCTTGGGGTACGATAGGTGGAGTGTTGGGTGGTGCGGCGTCATCTTATGCTAGTGGTCTTGGGTCCGGATTAGGAAAAAAATGGGGCGGTGGAAGTTCGGGGGATGAGGGATAAAAATGCCAGTAAATAAACTAGAAGCACTTTTGGACGCAATCGCCAGCATCAAGGGTTGGAACAATCCCGACTCTCTTTCCTACCAAATTCGGAACCCTCTTCTTGTGCAGAGTTTTTCAAAACCAGGAAAGAACGTAATAGACCCGGAGGGGCACAGAGTGTTCGCCTCCGCCCTAGCCGGAATTCGCGCCTGTTTATTTGATCTGGAAATTAAGATCAAGGGAGAGTCCCGTGCTGGAATTGACTCCAACGATAAGCTAGAAAACATTTTACGCGTGTTTGGAGTCTCGGAAATTGGGGGCCAACAGCAAGTGGTAAAATTTCTCAAACGCGCACTAAAAAATGATTCCATTTCCCGGACGACCCCGCTGTCGTTTTTTCTGGAGGATAAATAATGGCCACATCAAATCTAATGCCGAATCCCGAAGTCCAATCCGTACAAGTTAACGCGACTCCTTCTCCAGATCCACAAACACAGACTCAAGATACCTCCAACCTTCAAATACCGCAGCAACAAACTCAGAACTTTAACACTCCTGCTCAAAACACAACTCCCCCGCAGAGCGGGTGGCATCGTGCTTTGCAGTCCTTGATGGGAACGTCTACTCAGTACCAGCAAACGCTAAACGGTATACAGGTTCAAAATAAACCTGGACAGTTGTTTAGGAGCATTCTGGCTGGTGCTATTATGGGAGGAGCCGCAGGAGAAGAAGCCCACAACCAAAATCCATACGGAGGATTTATGGGGGGATTCGCGCCCGGGGCTAAAGCCGGTCTGCAAAATCAACAACAACAGGGACAGCAAGCAAAGCAAGACGCCCAGCAGCAGTGGCAGAACCAACTTACTGCTAATAAAGAACAAAGAGAACAGCAGTCTGCGGATACGGAAGAACAAGTCCGAAAGGCCCAGATTGCCCAAGCCAATACAGAGACCCTACGCATAAACCAAGCCATGCAAGGACAGAGTTTTGACCTCCATCAAAAACTGGCCGAAGCTGGAAAGAATCAGATTAAACCGTACGTTGATGCTGGTCTAGAACCAGTCGTCGCTGGACTCTCTGAAACAGATCATGAACAGTATATCAAAGATCATCCGGGGGCTAGTTCTCTTGATTGGGAACTTACGGGGACCAAGCTAGGAGCAGACGCCAACGGAAAACCCACATATGAGGGGGTCTATACGGCTTTCGACCCTAAAGGAAAAATTACCGTCCCAAAAGCTACCTACGATCAGTGGTCCAAAGACGGAGTGTTTGATAGATTTCCAGAATATGGATCTATTCTAAAAGATGGAAAACAACTTACTTCCCAACAATATGTTCAAGTAAAACAAGACGCAGACAGGGTGAGGGCGGATAATCTTGGACGTCAGATCCAAGACTTGAATGTGAAAAAGATTCAGGGGGAGATATCTAAAGACAGCGCAGAAAGATCTAGGTACCTCACTGAGACCTCCAGAATTCGTCAAGAAATTTCGGACGATAACCTTGGAAAATCTCAAGAGGTGTCCTTCAACAAAGCCTTACAAGAACTGAACAAGAACAACGGAAACTTCGATGCTCTTTCTCCATCGTCTAGAGTTATCATCGCTGAATCTATGCAGAAAATGGTACCAGCTTTAACCCAAACATATTCTCGCGTCGTGGCAGATACGTCAGATCCATCTTCTCAGCAAAAGGCGGGAGAACTTTTGACACAAATCCAAAGTATTACGAGTCTCGGAACGAGAGCAATGGCGGGGATGGGGCGTTCTGCTCAAGGCTCATCCACCAGCGCCAACCCAGTCGCCCAGATTGCAGAGAAATATTCTCGGGGTCTGTCCCCTTCTGCGTCCTCTGCTGTTCAAACTTTATTGGTATCTCAAAAACCTCTTTCGGAGCAACTATCTATTCTCAATAGTGCAACTTCTATGGGAGGAAATCCCCTTACTCCTGCGGATAAAATTGCGGCGCTTAAAGCTCTCACAGAAGCGGACAAAGAACTTTCTCCGGTGACGGAGAAACAACGCCAAGAAGAAAAAGATGCCACCAAACAAGTAAAGAAGGCCCAATCTGCCGCTTGGTGGAGTGAACCGTCCGCTTCCAAGTCTATCCTTCAGGGTACAAACGCCGTTACTTTTCGGTAAAAATCTACATTAGACAGCATATCAGGCTAGGAAATAATGGACATCCTCGATCTACTAGGAAATAAGTCAAATACTCAAACTTCGGCCCCTCCTCCCGTTTCGTCTGGGGGAGGGGATATTCTTGATATGCTGGGGGGAGGAAAGTCCAGTAGTCCATTTTCTGGACAACCCTCTCAGCACGTTTACCAGGACTCAAGTCAACCCTGGTACAAACGTGCGTGGGATTTTGCCAACACTCCTATCACGGAAAGTTTGTTTGGACTTCCTGAAGACCGTCCTGGCGCGGGAGGTTTCGAACGTGGTGTAGAGCACATTGTTGGAGGATTGACAAGTCCACTTTCGCTGGCCCTAACAGCCGCGACCTTCGGCGGTGGGGGACTTTTGGAATCGGCGGGAGCCACCACCCTCAAAGAAGCAGGACTATCCGCAGAAGAAATTGCCAATGCTACAAAAGCGTCCACAGCGGCCCTACAGGCGATCAAGGACGCAAAACCTATTGAACCCTACATCAACCAAGCTCTGGAAGCAGGGGGGCACGATCTGTCTCTTCTGAATAGGGCTAGGGCCGTCGTGTCCCCGCTTAATAGAGACGCCGAACTCGGATCCAAAGAAGTACAGAACCTTTTATCCAAATCTGGCTTAACCCGCCCTCAGATTAAATCTCTGGAGGCGGGAGAACTTGCGCCCGAAGAACGTTCGGTTTTGGCTTCAGCCAACGGCGGATTCTCAGACGAAGAACTGTCTAAACTCGCAGATGCTGGGAAAACAGTTGCGGAGGCTAAGAAAAGTTTCAGTCCTGTTGAAGACGCGGTTAGAGAATCTGGAGCAAACGTAGACCAGTGGAAAACAGCCCAAGACCTACTTTACAAGAACGGTCTCACTGAAGCGGACCTTCTCGGTGGAAACGCCATGGAGAGAGGGGCGTTTCATGTTATCCGGAGCGCGGTTCCCGATCTCCCCGTAGCCGCCGCGCTGAGAGCATCCAGAACCGCCAACACAATTCTCAACGCCGGATTCACCCTGCAACAATTTGAATCCGCCGCTTCGATGTCTCCTCGCTTTCTTGATGCCTTGAAAGAAGGAGACTATGACCATGCTTTGGAATATGGTACCGAGGCCCTAGCTGGTGCCGGGCTGGGAGTAGCAGGAGCGGGACATGCTCTTTCTTCCGCAGGAGAATTATTCAAACCCCTACTATCCACCGACAAGTTCAGGCCCAATGATGAGTTTTTGGCTCTGGATAGAACTAATCGCGAAAGGGAAGCGCAACACGCAGTAGCCGAACAACACGCGATAGAAGTTGCCAAAGAAGCTAGGAAGATTCTCGGCCACGAACCTGTTCGTCCTATTTTAGGAGATACTCCCGAAGTCGCTGCCAAAAAAGCGGACGAATTGGCAATGGTCATTGCTCAGAGGCAATTAGGAACTAATCCCGAGTTGGCGAAGAAATATGCGGCGGTACTGAGGGCCGCGAACGGAGAAGATGTCAAGGTACCAGAAGGTGGTCCTGAAAATGGACTTCCAGAAAATCTTGAGGAGATGATAAAGGATAATAAATTCAAAGACAAACCTCAAGAGTATAAAGATAGAGTCATCCGATCTTACGACGCAGTAGGAAACGGAACCGTCCCTGAAAATGTAGTCAACGCCGCAAAATACTTGGCAGAGCAAGAGGACAGAAATTACGAAATTGGGTCAGGAAACGGACTCCTAACAAACTACATTGATGGTCACTTCCACAGGACTTGGGAAAACGAAAACCCATCGGGTAGGGTTGTCGCTGCGGATTCCAAATCTGGGCGATTTACTACTCGTGTGTCTCAAGCCAAACAGCGCGTGTATGATTCTACCCTGACTGGGTTGTTGAAATCTCCTACCCAAATGAAATTGGACCCAGTTGAGATTACTGCTCAGGATCGTGCTTCTCTTTTGAAAGCAGCAGCCAACAAACAACTAGTTCACTCCCTCAGAGATAACTTTGTTCGTGGATCTGACGGAAGACCTGCGGTTGTTCTGTCCGGCTCGGGAAAGGTTGTGGCGGGGGCCAACGGAGAAGACCCAACCACTTTTATCCGTCCCGACCAAGTAAATCTTATCACTGTCGCAAAACCAGTTATTGAACATCTCCAGAAAACGGGAGACTTGGAAAGATTCCTTGACGAGGGAAGTTTGAGAGACATTACCCCTCGTGTCTACCCTCAAAACATCGCTTCGTCTATCGAAAAACTAGAAGACCAAGCGGGAAAACAAGAGGCCAAATATGACCCTGAAGGAAACAACATCCTTCGTAAGCAAATTGCTGCCCTAAAGGACATGCAGGCCAGAGGAGACTATTCCGGTCTAAAAGACTTCAACTCCTCTCTCGAAAAGAAATATGCTTGGGACCCGCAAGACTATATCACTATCAACAACTCAGCGATGCGTGGGTGGAATTTTGCTACTAACGATTCGGCGGGGCATAGTGTCCTGGTAAACTCGGATATCCGTGTTCACCCCGAATATGCAGAATATCTGAAGAACCGTCTCGGCCTCGCTGAATCTGATTTGGCCAGAAACCCAGTAGGGAAAGCATTGCTTGGGGCGGGAACCAAGATGAAGAAGACTCTTCTGTCTTTGTCTCCTTTCCACATGGTCCAAGAGGCTCTGCGCGGAATTATGGTTGGGGTAAACCCTATTGGAGCGCTGAAAGACGCCGTTCATGGAGATGGACCAAACATTTTGTCGGGAGAGAAAATTGACCCCTCCAATCCAAATAGCGACACAATTCTGAAAAAATGTGTTGAGCAAGGAGGAACCCTAGGTGTTGACTTCAAGTCTCTACAGGAGCACAGTGCTGGAAAAAGCGAGGGGCTATCTTCGGACGGCGGGTTACTTCAAAAAATTCCGGGTGTTGGAAAAACCATCGGGAACTCGATGCAGTTTTATGAGAATTTCTTATTCCAAAGGTATATTCCTTCCCTGAAAGCTAGGGCAATGGAGCTAATGTACCATCGGTATCAAGAAGCGCACCCTGATTGGTCGGTAGATCACGTAGCTAGAGCAGCAGCTTCGCACACAAACGACACTTTCGGTGGGATCAATTGGAGACAGATGGGCCGGTCAGCTACCACTCAGGACTGGGGTCGATTGCTCTTACTCGCCCCCGATTGGCTTGAAGCCGAAATGCGTTCTGGTGCCCGTTTGTTCAACAAGGATGAAGGTGGTCTAGGGCGCGAGCAAGTAGCCAAGATGGCCATGAGCATGTGGGGAATCGCCCGTGTTCTGAATTTGGTAGGCACGGGAAACGCCCATTATGAAGCCCCATTTGGTCTTGCAGTCAAAAATAAGGAAGGCAAGGAGACGGTTTTCTCTATCCGTATTCTTCCTACTGATCTTCTCCACGCCGCTTCAGATCCCGTACAGTTTTTGACGGGTCGCCTAAACCCGACTATTCGTACAGGACAAGAGTTGGTCTCAGGAAGGGATCAGTATGGCAGAAAGCTGTCTCCACAGGATTTGTGGGTTGATGTTTTCCGTAACATGGCCCCGATCCCCGCACAATCAATTGGACAGATGGTATCTGGATCCGGTCCCGAAGTTGGGTCCCCGGCTCAAGTCTGGAAGGCGATAGGTGGAACTGCGAGAACTTTCCAAACC